TTGAGAAAGAAAGGTTTCCGCTTCCGCTCGTAGGGCCTGACGACACTACGGATGAGTTATAGTCTACAGAGATATCAATTGTACCTTCCACTTCTCCTTCTGTTTCTACCGCCCAATTTACAGTCGATAACCCAATATTCTGACCAAGAGATACGCAGAACTGAATTACCTCTTCTACTTCTCCGGCCTGAGAAAGAATGAATGATTGTGATGTTCCGCACGATAAACATTGTGGAGACCCCGGAAGCTCGATATCGTTGGATGATAGAACGTACTCATTCATATACGGGTCATACCCGCCTAGCTTTTGAGTATTGAACGAGTCAATGAACGTGTCTCTAAACCATGTACGCATTCCTAGCTCAGAGATGATATTAAGCTGCTCTTGAGAAGATGAGTTACCTCTGAGCTGTATCACGGCCCCGCGCTTGGTGTCGGTAAAGAACCTATCAAATCCACGGTGAACGTAGCTCTCTGCGTTAAAGCTGATGCCATACTTTTCTGTACGTGCTATCTGAGTTCCAAGCACTTCAGGCACCGAAGCGATGGCGCCTCCGCCAACTGAGTCAGAAAGTAAATTCTTTCCTGCAAGGACATATGATATCTTGTCCTCTTGAAGGACTAATATGTCAGTGTCTCTTGCGTCGATGATCATCACTCTACCAAAAGATACCTCAAGGTTCTTGAAGTTGAGAAGGCCAAGGTTGAATTCATTAAGCTTGTTGACGTTTGTCTCTTGGTTGTATACGCCGCTGTATGTTATGTCAGCGTATCGATCAGCAGCCCTATAGTCCTGTGCAGAAACAGAGGTCACTCTATTGCCTAGATTGAAAGATCTACCTATAATGGAGTCTCTTATCTTGTAGCTCTCTACTCCGTTTCCAAACGTAAAGCAGTTGAAGAATCCTGTCTGAATAACCCCCGGCACTCCGAGCGCAATATCTTGCGACACATCCCCTACCGCATCATTGGATAGATGGTTTCCAAATTCATCTATAGGGAACGATAGCTCGTTCTCGAAGAAAACATCAGGCAGTGTATCAGACGGTAGCGTTTCAAATACCAATAGATTTTCTGCTCTAAATACAGTGATCCTTGATGTTATGCTTGATCGTCTCTTGTCCGCTGAGGTATTCCCTACACATCTTGCCGCTCCGGATATTTTGAGTACTAACTGGTTATTGCTGTATCGATAGAATTGAAAGCGATTGATACATGGATTACCAAACGGAGTTCCTAACGTAGGTATAAATACGTTCGTTATAGGGCAATTACCTTCTCCACCTACTTCTTGCGTTCCGCTATTGAGTACTGAGGCCACATTGTCGCCCACCCACCAATCATACATGTTGTCGTAATTGGCTGACGCAGTAAGATTTACCTCTAGAGTGTAGATCCTTCTCTCGCAAGAGCGATTGCCATCTCCAGGTCCTAGTCGCTGAAACTTAAAGCGCATGCTTATGCGGCTACCTGCAGGCACAGTGTAATCAACCCAGTTCGTACCATCAAAAATGTTCATTGGGTAATCCTGAATAGGAAACTCACCAGGAGTATTCTCGTTGGTGATTCTTTGCCCGGGATTTATGATTGCATTCTCACTTTGAGTGGCCTGAAAAGAAGAGGGCTTCATCTTCATATACACCCCGGCAGGAGGTGTAACTCCTTCTTCTGTTGTAATAAATCCTGATTGCTTAGCTTCTTTCTCAAGAACAGTTGCGTAAGCACAAAAAGAAAGAGGCCCGCCAGTGTCGCGCTTGACAATGTAGCGATCTCCTTCTTCAACCTTACGCATGTTCTCCCCCTCAAGAAGGAAGTATACATCGTTTGTTCCACTAGCTGTAAAGAAAATGGTCGTGTATATTGTCTCGTAGTTCTCAGCATCAGCCTTGCATACAAACTTGTATCGCTTTGCCCACGCAGGAGCGCGCTGTGAGGTAGGGATAAGAGCTCTTATTGAATTCTTAGTTACTGAATTACCACAGTCCACATGCTCTGTATTGTATGGACTAACTAGTGCCGTGCTAGACCTTCCAAAATCGTCCATGTAAACCATGCCGATCTCATAGCCTCTATTGCTATGAAGACTTCTAGATGTAGAGATCTTTTGGTAGTACGCCTCTACTTGCGTGAAGGCATAGTAGTCGTATACGTTTTGAGTCGGAGCAACAAGGTCATCAACATACCTCATAGCAACAAGCTGCAGCTCAACAATAGGAGCGGCAGGAAGCGGTGCTATTGCGGTGATAGGTTGCCCTGCGGCAGATATGCCCGACTCAAGCTTTGATACAATCCCAAAAGTATTGGGAGTGGCAAGCGTGGTAGGCAACAAGCAGTTCACTTGATCCGTGAAAGTGATTCCATCACAAGAGGTATCATCACCGGGGATTGGTGAATAGACTGGTTGTATATTGGCTGCCGTCCCTACAGCGCTTTGGAATTCAACACTAGTCACCATTTCGTACACAGACGAATAGTCAATAGGAAGATTGAACGAGAAGTTAATTCCTAGATCAGTTACCACATCGGTTGGATCAGGAAGGTCTCCCTGGTAGGCGCTATGAGATATTTTAGCCTCAATAGTTATCGATGATCCCGCAATAAGTTCAACACCATCTAAACTTATGGTAATGATTGACCCAGGTATTGCTATAAGAGCAGGACCAAAAGTATACTCGCCTGATCTTAATGAGTAATTCAAGTCCCTAAACCCTATCTCCTCGGTAAGAAGCTCTGTACCATACTCTATTCTAGTGGGGCTACCATTTCTGTCTATAAGATCATACCCCTCCAAATAAGAAGCGTACATCAATCGGTTGCCCATTAATGTTTGGGCCTTAGCCAAACGAGGCACATTGTCATACAGACGCAAGATTTCACTTTCAGGCAAAATCGTAAATATCTTGCTATTGTTGAATGTGAATGTTTGAACCGTATCATCAGGTATACCCATCTCAGCCTTGTCTAGCTTCTCGATGACCTTTATGATATTGTTGTTTGCCTGTTTAAAGAGCAGGTCTATACCAACCACTAGTGTATTGCCAGTGTTGTAGGACACCACCGCAGCATTGTATGCGTTGGTCATCCCCTCATTCAGGTAGCTATTTGGAGAGAAGGCAAAGTCTGTTGGGACAAATGCAGGGTCAGACCACTGAGATGTGGCTGAATACTCACCATCGATATACCGATACCTGTACGCAAAACAAACAAATCTCTCTTCTAGATAGTTGTTGTCCCCTCCCTGCTCTATAAGTTGAACCGTAGGGGCTGAGATAGGCGGCTTCTTTATTACGAGTAACGACTGGGCCAAAATAGCCGGACCATCAGGAGCGCCACCTCCATCGATATCTAAAACAGGATTTGGATAATTACGGCGAACATTAATAAACCTTGGCTGATTGTAGTCGTCGGTGAAAAATAAAAGATCACCAACCTTATTAACCCCAGTGATAAGGTATTTTGGATTAAAGTTCAGGGTGGTATTTATGTTGCCTCCATCATTAATGCTGACCACATGGTAAGTGAGTATGCCTGTGAGTGTATTGAATGATACGATAAGATCTAACTTATTGGTCGGATTAAGACCTATCGCCGTCGCAGGAAAATTAGGATCATGCACGAACCAATAGATTGTCTCATTGGCGCTATCAGCAAAAGCACCAATAGTTATCGCATCGATACTGGTCTGGCTTCCGTCAAAATAATACAGCGCGGTAAGAGCGATATTCCCCTTCGTGTTCTCGATCACGCCTATCTCAGAATTTTCTGTAGAACCCATCCTGACGTTCATTGCGTCAATGTATTCTCCATTAGGAACAAGGCGCTCGTCGACAACCTTATTCATTTTTCCCGCAGTAAAATTCCTCGTAAGATTCGCCATGTTACTTTATCCACTTATCGATTCCACGCATACTCATCAAGAGTCGGCCCGGATGTATGTTACTCATTCTGATTTTAGCATTTCTCAATAGGGCTGTCCGCTCTTTTCTAGCCCTTGACACCACGTACTCCTGAACACCTAGCTTTGAATTAAGTATCTCGTACTTGATTGCCGCATAGATGTATTGTTCGAATAGCTTATTCACGGACACAAGAGAGTTGTCTCCATTCTCCATTCCATCCGACACGTACTCAAGGATGCATAGCTCTCCTGCCATGCTAGAGTCAAAGTTTATTACGCCCGACTTTTTGTTTATCGAGAAGGTAGGATTGAAATTCGCCGTCTCAGTATTGAGGCCAAAGCGAGCTCCAACTCTGTACTCAAAGAACCAATCGCCCTCGACGTTCCATCCCAATGAGCCATCGTATTGATGCCCTGGATTTAGATAAATGCTCTTCTTTAATTTGTGCAGCCTATCGTAGTCTAGACCTGAGCTCTGTGGCTCTAGGATATTCCCGTTGATATCGAATAAAATTCTTCCGTCGTTGTCCTGAAGATATGCATTGGATGACATGACCTGAATGTTCTCTGTCAATGGACGGATCCATCCGTCCTTGTACAATGATATTCTCACCCAATTGACGTAATCAGACGGGAGAACATATCTCAGGGAATCAGCCACGCTGAGCTCAAGAACCTTTATCTCCTTGAATGCGTCATAGTTGAGCTCTTGAATAGCTCGCTTTGCATGAAACAACACCTTGTATCTCTCCTCATTGTTGATCAATGAGTGGTTACCCACATGCATGAGCATGAAGTTGTTCACCACATCCTTAAGGCTAACATACTGGTATGAACCCCAGTTAGCATCCTCAGGATTGTTTCCATTGTTTTCATAATACTGATACTGTGATATATACGCCATCTGAGGTGAGGTTATTATTGTTGACTATAGGACTGTTGTTGCTGCTGCTCTTGGGCCATGGCAAATTGAGACACCTGTATCTCTCTGATGGACATGCCGCAGTACTGAAGTATCTTCATTACTAGTTTGTACTCATCTTCTATCGGCATTTCAAAATCCTGGTAGTCAGGCTGAGACTGATCAAATGATGGCTCTCCGTTTATAAGAGTGACATAGGTCCACTTGGGTACCTTAGGATACCTAAAGTATGTTGCCTTTAATGCGCCATACCCTGCTATTGATGACGGGTATGCATTCATCTTGTCTTCCATTATCGTGTATGCAGGAAACATTGTGGATGGAGACGTGAGTATTGATGCGTTGAGTATTGATATTTTTCCGACAGAGACCTTCTCGGCCTCTGAATAATCCTTTGCTGAGTAAATAGCGTAGTCCTGATTTGAGGTAATGAATATATTCTCCGTAAGTTGCAACGATGTATTGGATCCAACAATATTCACTATAGCCATTTGCTTGGTGCCCACATTAAGTACTATGTCCCCCGCCTGAACTCCTACGGTAACAAAGTCTCCGGGAGATGGGATTATAAGCTGATACGGAGCTATAACATTACCTGATGATCCATCAGTAAGTAACCTGGTATAGCAAATTACTTTGTTGATCATAAAAAACTCGTCACCGGTGGTGATAAGGGATGGCACAAAGAACTGATTGATGTCTTGGCCAAGTCCATTTGAAACAGGGAAAAGATAGTT